GTCAAATCTAAGATTTAATTAAAGGGCTTCCTAATTCTGCAAGATAACAACCTGTACAAATATGTCGTACCATTGATCCTGCATTGTCAAGTTCCTCAACAATAATATGGTGGTAGAATTTTTTTAATTTTCTTTTACAAGTATTACAAGGCATTTTAATCTCTCCAAAACTTTGCATTTTTTACTTCACAATAAGTAAGAATTAAATTATTATCTTGAAAAATGTCTCCATAAATCTGTAAAGATACTTCTTTTGCATGATCCCAATTATCAGTTTTAGCATTTACAGGATTACCTTTGAAAAATCCTTTTATAGTAAATTTAAGCATTATGCAACCTCAATTTCTTTTAGAGTTTTAACTGCATTTTTAATTGACTGAATTGCGTTAATTCTGTCAAGTTCTTGATCACTATTTTCAATTTCCTTAATCTCAATTTCAAATGCGATTATATTTAGTTGTCTTATTAGTTCGTTCATTTTTTTGTTCCTTTCTAAAAAACAATTTATAAGATAATATTAATCAAAGATTAAAGATTGTCAATAGATAAGTAATATTTTTCTCAGTAGATCATCAATGCTGAAACACCTTTGATCATTGATAGTTATGAACCGTTAGTCTAAAAATCGCTCTAGCTCGAAGCTAGTATATGTCTTAAGATTGATTTTCCAACAAAATGCACTCGGCCACCAATGATTGATAGTATCGTTATAAATTAACCAACTTGCTACTGCAGTTGAGGTTTCTATGTCGTATCTATCTTGTTGAATATTTAATTTTGGCTTTAACCAATTCCATGTGTGATCATTAAACTGCCACAGGCCTTTATCGTAAGAATTATCTTTATTTTTATTAACTGCATTAGGATTTCCTCGGCTTTCACAATAGGTAATTCGTAAAGCAGTTTCTATATCATTGGGCTTAAAATATTCACTAAATAAAGGGATATATTCCTGCATATAAATAATAATTTCATTTCTATCTTTACAAGAAAAATACTCATCTACCTTGTCCAATGAAATTGGAGATGACAAAACACAAGTTAAAATAATTGCTTCTAACAAAAATCTTACTTGTTATCAGGTAATAAGTCTTTAAGCAATGTTATACCGACTTTAAGATCCTCGCTATACCAAGTATCGTTCTCGATAAATATTACTTTTGTCTTTAACCCGTCGTTTTCTAAACCAACTAAGTCTTTAGCCATATATTCCTAATTATATTTTAATCTTATATTTAAAACATTACAAGTCATAAAAGCTTAAGATTATCCCAACCTTTTTCATTAATGGTAAAGCTTAAAACTGCAGGGTGGCTCCATAATCCTGTTCTTTCAGTAAAATCAATGCTTCTATCTAAAGAAGGTGCTTGAAACCATGCACGATCCCCTTGATATTTCGCTCTAAAATGGTGGTAATGACCTGTAATAAGCAATTCTGCAGATCCACTTGGTAGAAAACCATACATTTGTCCTTTCCACCAATTTTCTACTTTAACTTCAGGATTAGTTCCTGAATTTCCTGTCATGTGTCCGTGTGTCCAAGCAACTTTTTTTCCTTTAATTTCTAAGACCTGATGAAAGCTTTCAGGTATTTCTACCCTTACTTTCTTATATCTTTCAGGATTAGCCTTCATTATCTCATCACATATTTCTAAGTGCATAGTATCACTATTGTCTAAACGATTAGTAAATACTTGACCTTTTGAGCTTCGGCTCATTTCTCCATGATTTCCAGGCACACCTGCAAGAATAATATTATCTGCATGTGGTAAAAAACTATCTACTGTTTTCATGATCATGCTTCTAGCAAGTGCATATTGCTCAATTAGAGACAATTCAACTGAAAAAGGTTGGCTATCAAAAAATGCGTTTGTGCAATTTTCTGTAAGATCTCCTAATCCAACACAATAAATTTCATCAATTAAAACACCTGATTTTCTTAATTCTTTTATCCTATTAATTGCGTCTTGAAGGGCCACATCATATCTGTTAATGGTATTTTCTACACCATAGTCTTTTTTTCCAAGTTGCCAATCAGCCATAAAAAACATAAAAGCAGTATCTCCCCCAAGTGTTTGTTTCTTTAAAGGTAATTTTTTCTTTGTATATCGTAATAACTCGGCCACATATTTGTCATGTTTCGGATTTTTTTTCTTTACAATGCCTTTAAAAGCATAAAAAGTTTCTGTTTTCCCACCTTTTAACTGAACTTCCCACGATGAAGTCTTTACTGCACCTTCTATTTCATATATTGAGGGATCATAACCCCAATTTCTTAATATTTGATCATATTTGCTTGAATATTCAGGATCGGTGCCGACATGCGTTATTTCGCCTTTTCCAGCTTGTTCATTAACTTCAATAGAAGGTTGCCAACCTGACTTATAAAAGTTATTTCCCCAATCTGATTTAGGTGTTTTTGTCATTAATCTTAGTTTAAAGGATTTTTGACATATTTCTTGATTTTACATTAAAACTGTAATAAGAGTTGCTATTGATATTCCTGCAATTATCCAACCATAAATCTCTTGCCTTGTTGGTCTTGTTGCTAAATCATTTTGTATTTGATCTAATTTCTCAAAAATTTTTTCAATATCAGCCATTACTACCTTTATCATTTCCTTTTGTGTAAAATTTTCATTAGCCATGATTAATGCCCGTGCATTTGTGCTTCTAAATAGGCTATTCTATTTTTTATATCATCTAATTCCCAAGTTTCAAGTTGATTTGTTTCTAAAATTGTCACTTTTTTTAGTAAGTCTTGCCACTCCCATTTCATTAGTTCATAGGCTTGACTGTCTTGACTTGGATTATTCAAGTCGCTGATATATCTCGCTTGAAAATCTTCTACTTTCCACTCTAAATCTCTCAATTCATTATCTAAATTTTGATAATTAGCTCTTAATGTAGTTAATTCTGTTTCTAAATACTCAGCGTCATACGCAACTTGCTCTAATGCGTAAATTTTCTCATACAAAACTGCAATGTCGTTTGACACCATTGTACTTTCTTTTAAAGTATCAAATTCATACTCTATTGAGTTCATGCGCTCATCAATATTTGAAAGTGTATTAAGAACTGCACCAAGACTTTGGATACCTGCCCCAATTGATCCCATTAAGGTTATTGCAGTCACAACAATAGCTAAATTATCTTTAATTTTAGCTAACACAATTTACGCTTCCATGTTTGCAGTTGCATATTTGCACAAAAGATCCGTCATCATTTTCAGTTATTAGACACATTAGCCACCAACTTTAAATAAGATTTCTCTAATAACTTCCTCAATAATAATTAAATTTTGATTAAATCCAGAAATACTTTCTTGATAAGCATTTACTTGTGCGTTAAGAGTTGCAACTTGTTGTTGCATGTCATTTACAGTCTTAAATAACCAACCAACTAAAGCCGCTAAGCCACCTTGCAATATTTGTCCTAAATTAACCTGTGCCTTCATTAGTCCTCAAATGTCGCTCTTGGCTTGTATTGTTCTAGTGCGTGTTGAATAACTGTAATAAAAGAAGTTAAAAACGCAACACCAATTAACTGAATAACATCTGCGTCAATAATTCCTGAACTATTTGCTAACCATAATGAAATTGCAGATTGAAGGCCTGTTCTAAAAGCCTTTGCAGTCATAAATTTCCAGTAAGCTTTCCAATTCTTTTTAGCCATTACTTTCCTCATTTCTACCTATTTGTATTACTTTATATTTTTTACATTTAAGATTACCACAAAAAAATGTGAGGTTGTCATAAACAAGAGCGTGTTTGCATAGAGGGCATGATATTATCAAAAACCTCCTAAATTATATCGTTATTCCCCATTTTAGCATTTAGTATCTTGAGTTCGCCATTAATCGCAGATAATTTATCCCATACCTGTTTTGCGTTGATCATGTCATCAGTTGCTTTATTACTAACTCCATTAAGGCCTTTTTCAAGTTTTGCAAGATCAAATATTTCAATAGTCACATTTTCATTATTTAATAAAGCATCTCTAATAATTGGATAAACCCGTTTGTAAGCTTGTGTTGATTTTCCACCAAAGCCGTCTTTTACAAGTAAATTATTTTCTTGATTGTCTGAAACCAATATACAACCTGAAGTGTGCTCATCTGTATTACCTGTATGGATCAATATGTAGTCAAAATTAGGCACATCTTGTAATTCAAGCATGCCTTTGTGAAATGCAGGGCCATATCTTGAAGTATATTTTGTATGAAAACCTCCAACTGTTCTAAATTTTATTTCATATATACCCAAAGGAATTGCAGTCTCATGCTTAACTTTAATTTCTCTTTGCTCGTCCTCTAGTGTATAACAAGCAAATTCATCATTAATATAAAGAATTCCATTTGTACTATCGGCTTGACTTGATATTCTGTAAAGTTTTAATTCCACTATTCAGGTTTTGGATTATCGTCTTTAATTTTTTTAATGGCTTTATACCAAACGCCTGTTTTATCTAACTTTCCTGCGTCAATATCCCAATAAAGTTGATCAAGTTGATCTCCAAGACTTAAAAATGCTTCTAATCTTGCTTGTTTGTAGCCATTATTGTAAGTATCAAGAATTGAGTTTTTTCTATCCTGTATTGCTTGATCATACTCAGTATCAGTAAATTCTCGTCTTTCGTTATTTACTTGTGCATACATTGGCTTTGCTTCCTCAATTTCTTGAGTTGCTTGCGTAAGTGCTTGTTCTTCTGTCATATTTCTCCTTTTTTTAGTATAACATATATTTTATTTTCGTAGTCCATACAAAACGCATTTACCACCTGCATAAGTGCTTGATGTCAATGAGAATTGTAAGCCTTTTGCAACTTGTGCAACTGTATGAATTGCACTTCCTGAAGTTCCCATAAGTTCCGAGCCATTATATCCAAAAGAGTTCATTTCAACTGTTAAATAATTATAATCATCTGCATTGTTAAAATTAAAAAGGTGTAAAACACCATTACTACCATAACCCGTACCACCTCTAAATAAATAATTAAAGTTTTGCCACTTGTCTTGGTTAGTGTCAGGTAAATTATCATAGGTTGTTGAGCTTCTAAAACCAAGAAAGGCATAATCATAATTCGAGCTATCATCATCAGAATTATCACTCTTTAAAATTCTACAATTAATTCTTGCGTCATTACTTGTTGAGGTAAGCTGGATATCACTTAAAACAACTCTATAAACATCATACGAACTATCCCAAGAACTTCCACCAATGTCAAAAGTTGAAACACCACTTCCAACTGTTGTTTCTGCAATTTTAATTAAGGCACCACTCATGCTTGAACTCCATATACACTTGCTTTTGCATTTAAAAAATAATCTGTATTTGTCACAAAAAATTGAATACCAATTATTTCCTCAGCCCCTTTATGAACTGACATTGACTTGGTTGTCTTTATATTACTGTTAAAAGCGCTTACACTTGCACCTTGTAAAAATGTATAACTGCTTGAATTAGCAGGATTATAAATATAAACACTTGAGTCTAAACCCTCAGCAAGTTGATCATAAGTCCCAAAAATATCTTGTATAGAACTTTCGTTTTCTCCATTGTCTTTAGCATCAGTTGCATGAGCAAACATCTGCCAAGACGCATTATTATATTCACTATCAGAAATTACATTTCCTCCACTATCAATTAATCTTGTGTTTATTGTTTCAGAGTTAGTTGTTGATCCGTCCATTTTTAAAATTATAAGGTAATTATCATAAGCCGAAGTAAATAACTTTTCACTTGTTGTTCCCAAATTCCATGCTGAAGTTGCAGTATTATCTATTGTGTAGGATCTAACAAGTTGTAAATTAGGCATTATGAGTACCTAATTCCATACATACTTGCGTACCCACTGCAACTGCCTGTATTTGGGAATATAGAATAACTATTGTTCATTTCTGCAACAGGATATAATGCACCACCAATATTAAAGGCACAAGTGTCATCAGTTCTAGAAGTGTAAGAACTGTGTATTGTTGCTTTACTATATTTTAATGAATTTCCCATATCATAAAGATAAGCATAACCCGTAAAAGCTAAACCGTCAGGGCTTGTAGCCATAGAGCCTAAATTAGCATGCTGATGAGCCCACATTGAAGTTGAGGAATAACTTGCAAATGTGTTATCAGCTTCTCCATAATAATTAGCATATTTATTATTACTGTCTCTATAAGTAGTTCCTTGCCCAAACCTTCCAAATATTCCTACATCATGACTTCCACTATGAAAATAATAAGTTAAAAAAAACACTTCATATTTTTCAATAGGTAAATCTGTAAAGCTAACTGTGCTAACTGAACTGAAAGTAATTGTTTCTATTAAGTCTAATTGTCCATAATTAGTATATTTATCAGCAATACTTAACTCATAAATATCAGTTGGAGTAAGAATTCCTTTATTATTTTGAAAACTTTGATCAGGGCTTTGTGGGATATATCCAAATTCGCTACTCATGATCCAAGTACCTTATAAAGAGTTGCTTTTGCGTTTGCAATATTATTAGAGGAACTATGCCACATAAAACCATTTGTTGCTTGATTAACTGTTAAACAAAGACTACCAACTCTACCTGCATACTCTCCTGCATTATTACAAGTAAATTCCTCTATTGTAATAAAACTATACTCACTTGAATTATTAAAGTTATACACATAATAAACTCCCATTAAACTTTCTGTGTTTGTTGTACCCATAGAAAAACCATTGTAATAATCTGCATTAGTAAAATTACTGTCATAAAAACTTTGATTAACATACATATCCATAGTTTTTCCGTCATAGTTTGAAGTTGTATCTGCAGAACTGTCGCTTGATTTTGTAAATCTCATACGAGGCCTTGCACCGTCAGAATTCATATATAACTCATGTAAAACTAATTTATACACACTATTGTCATCAATACCTGTAATTGAAAAAGTGCTTACATTAGATACACTTGTTGTTGCTACTTGTATTAAACTCATATTTCTCTAACTCCAAAAACTTCTATGTTGCCTTCTGTTATATTCCCACTTTCTGCAAAAAAATGATAACCTGTATTGACAGTATGAGCAGTTTGTACACCTTGATAACGATATGTTCTTGTTTCTGTTCCACTCATAAAACTACCTTGCATAGAAAAAAAAGTTGGTGAGGTACTTAAAAAAGGATTATAAACATAACTAATTGCTCCACTACCCGTAGCAGTATTATTTTGCCCGAATGCCTCAGATAAACTTGTGCCTGAAGTTTCATTTACATCATTAAAACCACTTGTACGCATACGCAAAAATCCGTATTGATAGCCTGTACTAATTATTGATCCTGCCGAGTTTATAAATCGTAAGCTTAAACTTGCACCTGTGGAAGTGACAATATCTGAAGTTATAATTTTATATACGAGAAAATCACTGCTAAATACATTTTCTACATTTACCGAAGTGACTGCACTACTAATTGTTGTTTTTTTAATTAACCTTTGGCTACTCATTTTTTTAATCCATATAAAGTAATTTTTGCAGTCATACTTCCACTGCTATCTCCAAAAATCTGAAAAGCGTCTATTTTTTCACTTGCTTTATAAACACCACCACCAAAATACATACCTTGAGCGTGGTGGCTTGTATTAGAAAAAGTTGTTCCTTGTGTTGAGTGATATGAATATGCAGTGCTAACACCTAAATTATACAAATAAACATATCCATTACAAGTTGCGTTAGCAACATTACCACCTAAAAGTAAAGGTTGCCACATTGTTGTATTTGTGCTTCTGTATTCGTTAAATCCTGCAACTGAACTTGCATATTGCATAGTAAAACTATAAACACTTCCACTTTCGTAAGTGCTTCCACCGTCGTTAGAAAGCCTTATAGAAGTATTATCTGTTGTACTTGCATAATTCAAATTATTAAATTGTAGAATATGTGTATCATAAATATTTTCTTTTAAATCCGTAAAATTTACAGTTGTTGAGCCTGATACATCTTGACTTTGTATAAGTTCAAGCGATCCTCCCCAATGACCGTTTGTTTCAAGTTCAAGTATTTCTGAAGGTGTATAAATCCCTTGATTAGTTTTTACATCATTAGGTTGCGTTCCTAAGTAAGCCATAAATTAACTCCTTATGTTTGACGCAAAAATGATACATTATATTCAGCACTTGAAGCTGCAGAGCATAAACCTTGAAGCTTATCTCCTGTTTCAAGTGTTATTTTTGTTGTAATTTCTATTGTAGTCCCAAATGGTAAAGATACATTGTTTAATATGTGTCTCAATGATCCACCTGATTTTGTCACACTTAGATCAATAGTCACATCTGCACTTGATCCACTTACATTAGATACAAGAATACCAATTACAGTTTCAGTTGTGCTTGAAGGTACTGCATCAACAATGTCTCCTGCTGAAGTTCCTAAAACTCCCTGAACTGAATGTAGCGTGTCTGCCATTTAACTTCCTTTCCTATGATAGAGCCAATACTAGACCTAAAGAAACTCCTGGTGTTGCCAAATTAGCAATATCCTGTGCAGTTGTCTTTTTTAAATTATTACTGTCGTCTGCGTCTCCGATCATTACAATGTCAGATCCAGCGACTGTAGCTGAAGTTGCTAAATTAGGAGATATTACTAATGTAGATGAAAATGCTCCCGAAGTTGCAGTTGCCCACCTGCTAAGCCTGAAGTGCTTCCTGTTGTGATTGTGACACCTGTTATGTCTCCTTCTCCAATAAAACTTGCCCAAGATGATCCGTTATAAAAAGAAAGTGTGTTTGTATCGCTTAAATACGCAAACATACCTTCTTCAGGGCTAGAAATTGCACTATCTCTAGCACTTGTACTTGCGAAAACTCCAATTACTTGTTCTTGTACATAATTATTAAAATCAGACGCATTGACAAGATCTCCTGTTGTCCATACTTTAAAACCTGCTCCCATTAAATCTCCTTATTATTAACTATACGCAAATCTTGTTCCAATTCCAAGTCTAGCAGAGCCTAATACCCATGCACTTGAGCTTGCAGGACTAAGAGTTAAACTCCAATTCCACGATTGAGCGCTTGCGTTTATATTGTGGCTTATACTTTCTATCCACAACTCATCAGTATAGCTTGAAGTATCAGGATTAACTATCTTAACTGATATTCTATCTCCAAATTCAAGACCAAGTGCCTTTTCCCAAATACTTGTATTTTGTCTAGGATTAATCTGTAATTGATCAACACGCACAATAGGAAGTGCAGTTTCTGCAATTTTTTGCTCAATTAACGACAAAACATCTGCGTCACTTATGTTTAAGGTTGTTTTATTGCTTGTTAAAGGCCTGTATCTCTGCACACTATCTCCGTCTGAAATATATTGTGTTGATCCATTTTTTCTTATCCACTCATAAACATTAATAATTTCGTTTAAATCAAAGCTAGTCACAACATTTGTATATGGTAAGTTTGATCCGTCATTACTAAATATTGCTTGAACTGTTGTTGCTTTTGTGTTTGAAAGTTTATAATCTCTATTTCTAAAAACTGCCTTTCCGTCCCTTCCAATAAAAAATTGTGCATTTTCGGCTAATTCGCAGTCCCTTAAAGCAGTTAATATGTTTGTGTTTGTTCCACTTTGTACCTGCACTTGATTTGTTCCTGTTTGAATATCTCTTAAAGCACTTGGGAATTGAACTAAATTTAATATTCTTGAAATTCTAGCAGAGCTTAATTCCTGTATATCCTCATACCCCAAAACACTTGTTTCTCCAATTTCACTAAAACCACCTCTACCAAGTCTCCAACCTGCACTCTCAAAGTTTTGTGAATTAAATATCTTAAAAGCATCAACACAGTTAAAATCAACTGTGCTATCAGCACCTAAAGCAGGATATTTTACAGGGATCGTGTCAAGAAAACCAAAAAAAATAGGATATTCTACACTATCGTATGTTGCAGTAATTCTTACATTTTTATAAGGTTGTATTTTTGTAATTGAATTCCCACTGTCATAATAAGGGCTTGAAGTATTATTTGGATTAAACCTGTTATCTGCATTACTTAATGTTAGTGTTGCAGTTCCATTTATAAACTGCCCCAATTCATTTGTTCTACCTCGTTTTGTGTTTATTTGCCTAACATAAGTAGAAATGTCTGTATATGATTGTGTTGCGTCAAAGGGATTACTGTCAAAAGCAACTTGAACTTTTAGGCTTACATTACTGTCAAAATCAACAGGCATTACAAAAACTCAACTCCGCGTTTTTTTGCCTCTTGAAATGCTTGAGATACACTTTCAATAAATTCATCTGAAGTTCCAACATTTGTGCCTTGATTAAATATATTTATATTTGTTTCTCCTAACATTTCTGCAGTTAATTTTGGTCTTGTTGCAGTTGTATTTCCTGTTGTTGCAGGGAATTTTTGAGGTCCTTTACCACCATTACCACCACCATTACCACCTGAACTTGTTGAAGGGCCTAAATCAATTCCGACTTTTGATAAGCTACTTGCATTACTAAAGAGTGATCCAAAAAGACCATTGATCTCTCCAATTTTTTCTCCCGTAATATTTGCTAATTTATCTAATGCGTCCTCATATCCCTTAGTTCCAACACCAAAATCTGCTAATGCCTTTGTTAAGTTTTCCTGTGCTATTGCCTGTTCTAATAAGTTTCTTGCTGATTTTTCACTTAACTTGTTTAATTGTTTTTGTGCCTCAGTCACTCCATTTATGGCTTCTTTGTGTAAATCTTTTGCTTTAACAAGGTCGTCCTCTGCTCTTTTAACATTATCAAGCGCTTTTTCTTCCTCTTGTGAAATAGCAACTGCGTCCTCACGAAGTTTTGTTAGGTTTTCCTCCATTACTGCAAGTTCAAGTTTTTGAATTGCTGAAAGTTCCTCCTCATTTCGTAAGTTATTAATTGCTTCCTCTTGTCTTGCAATAGCGAGTGCTTCCTCGTTAGTTATTTGAGCACCTAAACCTTGTACATCAATTAATTTTTCTTTTGCCTTTTCTAATTCTGTTGTTGCGTCAGAGACACCTTCCTCTGCTTTTATTTGTTTTTCAAGTGCTTTATTTCGCTTAGTTTCTGCACGATCAACACGATCTTGCATTGCTTGTAGTTGATCAAAGGCATTTAAAACACTCTGTAAGCCTCCTAGAAGGCTCTCCTCGTACGCTTGAGCGTTTGCTAAGGCTTCCTCTGTGTTCTCTCCCATAGCCACATTATTTTCTCTAATAAGATCAGTTAATTCTTTAACTGTTAAATTAGTTCCGTCATAAACATCAGCTAATTCAGTATGAGCTTGTGTGACTTTTTCTGTGTCATCTGCTACAAATCCTAAATAATATTGTTGTCTTGCGTATGCGTCATTAAGTCTTTCAGCGCTATGTTTTGCCTCAACATACTTATCATTACTTCTACCAATTGCCTTACCAAGTGCAATTAAGCCCGTAGTCACAAGTGCGATACCAATTCCAATAGGCCCAAAAGCAACTGCTATTGCACTAACAATAATTGCAATAAGTGCTTTAATTCCTTTTGAAGCCTCATCTGTTCTGTTCTTAAAATTTTGAAACCTTTCAACAGTCACTTGAGTTTGTTTAACTAAACCTGTTAAAGAAGGAACTAAATCTTGCCCAATGGTAATTTTTAAATTATCAAGCCCATTATTTAATATTTGTACTTGTGCTTTAAAACTTTCTAATTGTTTTTCTGCAATTTCTTGCGTTGTTCCTGAAGCCTTTCTAAGTTCATTTTCGTAGTTTCTTATTTGATCTGTTGCACCTGATAAGATTTTTATTCCGTCTGCAACACCACGATTAAGACCTAATTGATCAAGTGTGCCTGCCTTCAATTCGTCACTCATAGGGCCTAACACTCTATCAAGTTCCTCAATAACATCAGCAACATTTCTCATATTGCCTTCTGTGTCAAATATCTTTAAACCAAGTTTTTCAAATTCCTCTCCATTTTTTGCAGTCGCTCTTGGAATATCACGAAGTATTTGGTTAAGTTTATCTCCTGCTTCAGCACCTTTTACACCACGATCAGCGAAAGCCGCAAGAACTGCAACACCTTCCTCAATATCTTTATTTACAACCTTTAAAGCCGCACCTGCCTTTGTTGTTAAGGCTTCAGAGAATTGCTGAACTGTTGCGTTTGCTAATGTGTTTGCTTTTACTAAAACATCAGTCACTCTTGTTAAATTCATTAGGTTTTGTTGAGCGTCTTTAACAGTTAATCCTAATGCTGATTGTGCGTCTGTTGCTAAGTCTGTTGCAGTAGCCATATCAAACATACCTGCTTGTGCGAATTTTGCTACTTGAGGTAAAGCCGCAATTGACTGTTCTGCGTCTAAACCTGCTGAGGCTAAGAAAAAGTATGCTTCAGCACTTTCACTTGCTGAAATTGCAGTTTCAGTAGCAACTTGTCTTGCAGTCCGAGCCATTTGCTCATTTTGAGCATCTGTTGTTTTCATAATTGCGATAGATTGTGTTAATTTATCGTCAAAATCTGCAAAGGCCTTTATACTGTCTGAAACAACCTTTGCTACTCCGATCATAGCAAGTCCTAAACCTGCTACACCGACTTTAGCTAATTTACCAAATTTTCCACCAAGTAAGGTGCTTGATTTTCCTAATCCGTTTAATTGGGCTTTTGCAAGATTAGCTCCTTTTGTGGCTATCCTGATTATTAAATCTGATCCTGCACCCATTTTTACCTTCTTTTATTACTTTCTGCTTGTGCTAACGCAACTGCCTTATTCTGCTCATCTTGTTCATAAACATAAAAGGCTACCCATTGGTTATACTCGTATGAAGACATTTTACTACGAAGTTCTGCAACTGTCATGGATAGATCACGAGCTAATCTAAACTGAAAAAAGGTATCAGGATTGTTCTTGAAACTCATCAGACATTTCTGTCTGTATGTCTCCTCCAATTCCGTTCAAATCTGCAATTTCTACAAAAATTCTATCTATAATAACTGCGTCTTTTTCATAAAGATTATCTATTGCGTCATCATCTAATTGTGGATTAATGACACTAGCTTTGAGTAAAGCCTTTTGATAATCAAATGCGTCTTTCCCGTCATCAGTGCTTATCCTTGCAAGTTCAACTTGCATTTTTTTAGTTAAACCCTTTACCTGTATTTTTGCTTCCCACTCGGGAATTTCAATTTCTTTAACAGGCACATCAGGGATCTTATTTATATTATCTAAATTTAATATTTCCATGTGTTCCTTTACTCTATTTTAATATTAGTGTGTGCCTCTAGTCACAGCTCCACTCACTTGAAAATCTCCTGAATATGATACTACATCTCCAACAGGGGAGTTTTTAGCATAACTTGTCATTATGGCCTCTCCTGTATATTTAATCTTTCCAGATCCTGTACCTTCAGGGGAATATTCAAAGGATAGAGTAGCTGATTGACCAACGACTGCACCAAAAATTGCGTCTGCAGTTGCGTCCCAAAGACCTGCAACTGATAAAGTGCTATCTTTAAGTCCAACTATATACGATTTGCTTCCGTCTCCAAGTGTGGTTGTTTCAGCCACATCTGCAGTTTGCGGGAAGTCAATAGAATTTACATAAGTAGATATATCTGTGAGTGATCCACTAGAATTATCTAACTTAAATACGCTATCTTTACCATGTACAAAAGCCATAACTTTTTCTCCTTAATTATTTCTTCCAAATCCGATTATAGCAGTAAAAGAGGGACTTGTTCCTCCAACTGTTAAAACGGCTTTTAGATATCTATTTACTGTTGTTCCTTCATCTACTAATTTTACTTCGCTTGTTGTTGTGGTGGCTTGTGTAAAAGTCACCAAATCAGCATAGGTTGTATTATCAGCAGAGTGTTGAATTTTTGCGTCAAGTGTAGGTGAAGTTCCACTTTTAGCAGAAACTATTAATAAACCTGCACCACCGTTTGCAGTACTTACTGCATTATCTCTTGCAGTTCCTGTGGTTGTGGTTGTGACTGTATTATTTTCTAAAACTTTTCCTGTATAAATTCCACTATCAGCTTGTATATCAAGTGAAGTGGCCACAATATCTCCAACAGGGCTTGATACTCCATAATTATTAATATTACCTTGACCGAATATGCAACTATCGGTTGCGTCTAATCCGTCAATTCCTACTGATATGATCATATCAGCACCACCAAGCAAAGGTTGTAATGTTCCGTCTGCAGTTGCGTCAAAAAATCCTGTAACAGTCATTGTTCCGTCTGAATTACCACTTATAAAAGTTTTTGCTCCATTACCAAAGGTTGTACTTTCAGCAACATCAGCAGTCTGTGTGCTATCTACACTGTTAAAATATGTAGAAAAATCTGTATTATTTACGAATACCTTTGTATCTTTTCCATGTTTAAAAGCCATTATTTACCTCCACAACAACCTTGACCACAACAGTCCATATTAGTATTTTCCTCTCCGACTTCCTCGTCTTGATCTGCGTGTTCTTTTTCCACTACTTCCTGATCCATAACCTCTTTTAGCCACTATTCCTCTTCCCCAATTTCCTCAAACTCTGTATCAAAGTCATCAATAACTTCCTCAAGTTTATTTGCTTGATAATTCTTATCTATCTTAACAATGATCCCTTGATCTTTAAGCCATTTAATACTTTTATTAGGAATTTCGGTATGTTCAACAATAGATCCTTCTTTAATGATCTTATCATTAATTTCTAAATTTTGCTTTATTTCATATTTCATGCTACTACCTCAACAACGAACTCAACACCTAAATAATTTATGTTATTTATATTATAGACACCATATTGTCCTGCACTAATAACTCTAACAGATTGAGCTTGCGAGTTCAAGGTTGTGTCACTTTCTACTTGTGCTTTAACTGAACTAGATCCTGAACTTGCTAAATATCCGTCTAAGGTTTCTTGACTATCTTGTGCATCTACTCTACTTACATATAAATATATCGGTATTTCGTATCTATCAGCACCTCTTTGCATACTTGTGTCATAATTTATGCTTTCCATTACCCCAACAACTGCAGTTGGAGGTTCAACACTATCAGGCACATATCCATATACAGATAAGCTTGTTATATTTGCTAAATTGTTTTTTATTTCATTTCTAATATTTGTAAGACTAGCCACTTCCTAAAGTTCCTTTCGGTAATTTACGACTTGCTTTCCAATTCGCTTCAATTTTTAATCCTGTTCCTTTTAATAATAGCTTTTTTTGTGCTTCATTTTTCTTAATTGCAATTTTAAAAAATGGGATTATTGGTGTTCCTTTTTCTGCAATAGATTTCTGCACTAAATAAACAGGTATTCCTTTCGCGTCTGCCCAACCTTGTAAAGCCTTTTTTGGTGGCCAATGAGGTTTTGTTCTACTCCATGGCTTACTTAGTTTGTGTTTATCATCATAAAAACCATGTACAAATAAAGCATGATCGGCTCTAGAAAATACATCAATTCCTTCAGGCAAACCACCAACACCTCTTACATGCTTGAAGGTAAGTGATCCTCTCAAATCTCCACTAAATCTAGGTGCTTCCTTTTTTGCAGTTGTGACTACTAACTGTCCGTAAGCGCTAAAGAAATTTCGTAAAGCAACTCCTGCAAGTGTATTTAATTCAAGCCTTTTAGCAAGATTTCTACCACCTTGAATATCAAAGCTCATAAAGTTCTTTTAATATATCCCTTTATAAGCATTTTTGCGTCTGGATCAAACTTGCTAAAAAGTTCTTGTGTGCCTGTTGCTTCATTACCGAACACATTAAAGGGCGTATCTTTTCTTTTAAATAATCTTGTAGCTTGTAATAATGTAGCTTGTTTAATTGCTTCAGGAACTGCAGGATACCCAAACTTTGCTTCAATCTTTACATTTTTCATTATTAAAGGATCAAATCTTTCACTTGATCTACTTGATAATATCTGAAGTTCTGTATAAGGTGCTTTATAATCTGTATCACTTACCTCATAAGGTTGTGGATTAAGAGGCTTTAATATAAAATCTGTATCTAATGTGAGTGTTTTTTCGTGTGATCCGTCATCTGTTGTGTCAAGTTTTACAACCAAACCTGTTGTAGTTGATATATCATCTACAAATAAAGTAAATTGGTTAGTAGGATTATAGTATCTCGCATTGACACTTTCGTCTTGATAAAAATATCTATCTGTTATTTTATCAATTTGCCTAGAAGCACCATTAAGAGCATTATCTAAGTTAGTGTCTTGACCTGATCCACTCAAACCCAAATATGTCTTTAAATCGTTCTTATCTGCGTATTGAGAGTGAGCCATTTAACACCTATTTATTTTCTTTAGGTTCTTTAGCCTTTGTTTCTTTTTTTAAGCCATAATTCTTAGCTTCTAAATCACTAATTTCAGAGCCTGCACGAGCAACTAATTTACCTTTTGCCCAACCTTTAGGAAGTCCTTCTGAACTGCCTTCTTTTACTTCTCCTTCATCATTGATCCATAAATCTTTTTTTAAAATCATTTTTTCCTTTTCCGTTTGGCTCACACCTGCCTGTTTATAAGACAGGTGCGAAACCAAAACCATTAACTATTAAAAGTTAGTAATTGAACAGAAAGCCGCTGGTCTATAGACTGGGAAGCCTAATCTCATACTTGCTTTCATCATTACTTTGTCCTTTGTAAAGAAGTCATCGTGGCTATCTGACATAGCAACTTCCATACCTTCTCTTGAGACGATATGTGCGGCTAAACCACCACCGAATACTCCAACAAGAACTGTACCTGCAGATATTGCAGTTGAAGGTACTACACGAACTCCCCAAATGGAAGGTGTGACACCTTGTCCAAACATACCTGCACCAACAAATAGTGGATCTTTACCTGCATAACCTTGACCTGAAGTTCCTGCGAAGTCTGTTGTGACTGCAGTTACTACATCGTTCCAATCTGAAGGGTGCATTAATATTGCGTCTGGCTCTAAAAATGCGTCTTTTCTGATTTCTGTTATTGCTTGATAAAGTTGTCCAATTCTGCCTAAATTACCTGCGTAACTTGAAAAGTTGAAGGTATTAATACCTGAAACATTTAAGATACCTTTGATAATTGGTGCAACACCTGATCCTCCGATTAAGACATCATCAAGTCTAAGTTGAAGCATTGTTCTTAATCTACTATCTAAATATCCATTTACGGAAGCAACATCAGCTAAAAGTTCCTCAGTCACAGGGATAGAAACACCGAATTTTCTAATGTTTTCTGTTTTCTCTGTAAATGCTAAAGCACTTTCGCCAAACGCTCCACCTTCTGCAACTTCAGCTGCATTATTTGTGAAGGTTGTTTCCTCTAGATACTTATATTGAAATTGTGTTGTCGGTATAACCGAAAACAAATCAATAACGGCATTTGGATTTCTTGTTGCAGTAGGGATCATAAGATCACTTCTTGTGACTGCAGGTGGATAAGCTGATGCTTCATCTACCAAAGTCTTGCTTTCAAGAATTGGGTTGAACTTAATCTCTGATGAGATATTTAGTTGTCCATTTTCCATATATTCTTTAAAAGCTCTTGAGTTGCTTATTTGAGCCCCAAGTGTTTCCACTGGAACTGCCTTTTCCTCATGAATAGGAAGGCTTTTCACTTCTGCACCTTTTGAAATTTCACTTTCGTTTTCTGCCTTTTGCTTTTGAAATAATTGCTCATCTCGAACTGCGTCTGCTAATTCCTTAGCTTCTGAGTTCATTTGTGACCATTTTTCTCTGTCATCAGCAGTAAATTCTGAAAAATCTTTTTCTGCGAAGTTTGCAATGCCTTCTCTCAATTCTTGAAGTTTTGCTGTTTTTTCACTCATTTATTTCTCCTATATCAATCATTAATGCGTCATTAAGTATTTCATTTGTTTCTTTAAATAAATCATTTAACTCCTCATTATGATCATCTACTACTTCAACCTCGTCATCTGTTCCTATGCTAAGAAGTGTATCAATATCTTGGTGCATATCTTGTAATGCGTCCTTCAATTTATCCAACTCCTCAACTGAACTTTCAGATAAGGTTTTATTTTTACTTAAACGCAAGGCAGTAAGCTCCTTACATCTCTTTAATAAAGCAGTCATCTTGATAAGCAAGTTATCCACTTCATCTGTAAATCTTAAACCAATGTCTTTTATTTCGTCCTCTTGTTCCTCAAAGTCTTTTGCTTCTTTTATTGCAAGTGTGTAAGTATTTTGATTAGCACCAACCATTACAGGAGATACTTCCCAAACCTTAACATCTTTTAAATATCTTACTTCAGCACTATCTCCATTATCTTTTGTAAAATTGCCGATTTCACTGTCATTAACTTCAAAACCGAAAGACCATTGTTGCATGTCGCTCATGGCCTTTACAGTTTCGTATGCTTCTTTGCCTGCGTTAGTGTTTAAATTAAATTTTCCTTTAAAAGTTGCTCTATCCTCATCTTGTACAATTTTTCCTTTACCAATGATTTGTTTCCAGTCATGTCCCCAACACATAACCACACCTTTATCTCCATACCCACTTCTTATTGAGTTTGGAAGTACCACATCATTGTCACTGTCAATTTCATTGAATACAGAAAAAACTGCTTCAACAGTTCCGTTATCATCTATTTGCAGTAAGCTTTTATCTTTAAATTCTTTCAATTCATACCCTTTTCTCGTGATAGCTTAAAAAACACCTACAATTTACAGTTAGATCAGGTGTAGCCCCAAGTGAGCTATCCCCAGGATAATCAAACTTATATCCATTGTAGTCAAACAAACTATCTTCATTTATTTCTGTCCCGTCCAAAACGATATGTGCGTCTCTAACCTTACCGTCTCTTTGAGAGATCCACTCTTTAGTATATACAAGATTAGTAGATTTTGCACCTACTTGCCTTCCATAATTAGCTAATTTATTACCTTCAGTTCTTGATATTGTTAAGGCCCTTGTTAAGTTATTTTTACTAAGTAATTTTTTAACATTATTTGCTACATAATTCTGCAACTGTGATCCTGTGTAGCCTAGATCAAGTGCTTCTTGTAATACTTTTGTAAGTGTTTTATTAAATCTATTTTTACTTGTTTGTGATAATGCAGGAAGTAAATTACTAACCTGTGCAGTAATATATTCAGCTACTTCTTTATTTGATCTTACATTTTGAATAGGGAAGTCATCAACACTTACAAGCCTATAAAATAAGCCTTGTTCAATTATTTCTTTTTTGCTTTGCTTTGTAATAACAGGAATTGCATGTGGCATTTCTTTTTCTGTTGGTAAAAGTAAATCAACTTGATAAAAGGCATAATCATTTACAAGACTTATATAATAATCATAAACCTCGCTTGACCACGACTTTGTGTTTTCATCTATTGTTTGTTCAATTATTGCAGTAACACCTGCTTCAGTTGGGAAGTATCTTTTTAGTTGTTTTTGAATTTGTCTATCTTGCTTTTGTAATAAATTAAAATATAATTCTTGCAGTATTTTTTCCCATTGTGTAAGTAATTTATCGTGTTCCTTATACAATATATCCTTTTTTTCCTCACCTCTAAATTTATTTAATCTAATATCCCAATTATTTTCTCTAAGTAAGTTCCTTCGTTTGATCAATTCAAAAGCGCTAACTGCCTTCTCATCTCTTTTATTCATAGCCCTTACAAGTTTTTGGCTCCATGTTTTACCTGCTTCTCCACCCCATAAAGCCCAAGCAATTCGTCCATTTGAAGGATAACCTTTTTCTCCAGGCCTCCAACCTTCTGCTCTTTTATCTACCTCATGTCTAGGGAAGTATTTTGCTATATGTCTTGTTTTTTCAGGTCCTGCAGTTGTGTTATTAACAATGTATCTTGCTGAATTTAAACCTACACTTGTTCCACCTCTACCTGTTTCTTTTCTCCACTCTAAACCTCTTTTAGCTTCCTCTTTAGCACCTTTGGGAATTGTAAAGTTTAAATCATCATAAAGGCCTTTATAATGTTTTTTACTTGATAAAGGGTGGCTAGAAGGAAGTAAGTCTAAATCAAATTTTCCACCTCTAAATTTTAAAGTTCTACACGCATATAAAAACGCATTAACTCTTGCGTATGCCCACCTGTCAGCACCTCCACTTCTCCTAACACTTGGCCTTACACTTCCGGGATTTGTATTATATGCTCCAACACCTCTACGAAAACAAGCAACCAACATACGCAAAGTGACCTTTTTTCTTGGATCATCTCCATATTTTTCGTTATGTTCTTGAACTTTTTTTTTGAGTGCTTCTCTTACTTGAGCACTAACTTGTTTGTTCTCCATTAACCAACTTTTCGTATTCCTCGTGGCTTTCGCATGGCATAAAGACTTCTTTTCCGTCTTTGTCATGTGTATGAAAACC